AGCAAATACACCGATCAACTTGTTGAAATTACCTTATAAATAATATTAACATATTATAGGAATAATACAAATGGCTACAAGAGTATTTGCTACAGAAGATGGTAATTTAACCTCTTCTATTGTAACATCCCGAAAGAAGATTTATAGCGATATCGACTTGACTTTCTCGAAGCGTCCAAGTGGAGATATCTATAAAAAATCTGATGCGGCTGCTGTAAAGCAAGCTGTAAAGAATTTATTACTGACAAATAATTACGAGAAGCCGTTCAATCCAACTTATGGTGGTAATCTTCAAGGGTTGTTATTTGAATTGGTAGATGACCCAGTAGTCCTGTATGATCTGAGAGAAAATATTATTGAACAGATTGAAACATTCGAACCTCGAGCAAAAGTAACTAATATTGAGGTTAATGATCAAGCCGATAATAATGCTATTTCGGTTGCGGTATATTTTACAGTAATATCAACAAATGAACAAGTTAATGTACAAACAAACATCTCGAGGTTAAGATAATGGCAACCACTATTAACACAACGGCTCTTGACTTTGATACTATCAAAGAAAACTTAAAGAGTCATATTAGCTCAAAAACAGAGTTCACAGATTATGATTTTGAGGCATCTGGATTATCTAACTTACTTGATGTCTTAGCATACAATACACACTATAATGGTCTAATAGCTAACTTTGCATTAAACGAAGCATTTGTTAGTACAGCTCAATTACGCTCTTCGGTTGTAGGTCTAGTCGAGAGTTTAGGATATATTCCTGGTTCTATTACTGGAGCTCAAGCTGTAGTCAATCTTTCACTAAATTTAGCAGGTGTTGCAGGACGTCCCGCTACGCTATCAATTCCTACTGGATCTACATTCACAGCCCCAGTAGATGGTGTATCATATACATTCCAAACTCAAGAGTCACTAACAGCGGCTGATAACGGATCTGGGTTATATCAATTTGAAACATCAGCGGATGATCAAGATATTGTTATAACAGAAGGTATAGCCAAAACAAAAAGATTTATTGTATCACCGGATGAACAAGATTCTGTATATGTGATTCCTGATGAATCATTAGACCTATCAACAATTGAAGTCAAAGTGTTTGTATCAAATAGTAATAATGCTTATGATGTATATGCCGACGTATTAAAAGCAACTTCTATTACAGCAACTTCAACTGTGTATTATATTAAAGAAGCTCCTAATGGATATTACGAGTTAGCATTTGGTGATGGTACTACTTTAGGTGCAGCATTAACTCCTGGTAATATTATTGAGGTTACTTACTTATCTTCTTCAGGAGAATCTGGCAACGACGCAAGCGTGTTTACTCCACAATTTGAAGTTGATGTTGATGGAACCGGATATGATGTAACAGTATCAACAGTAACTTCATCAGCCGCTGGTTCAGAAAAAGAAACTATCGAATCAATGAGAAAGAATGCCCCATTCCAGTTCTCAGCTCAAAACCGTATGGTAACAGCTGATGACTATGCAGCTCAAATTACTAAATTCTTCCAGACGTATATTACAGATATTCGTTCTTATGGTGGTGAAGATGCTCCAGAGCCTAAGTATGGTACAGTGTATATCTCAACACTATTCAACTCAGATCTACCAGCTGCTACAATAGCTAATGTTAAGAACCAAATAAAAGATCTAGTACAAAGATCAGCTATTGCTTCATTTAATGTCGAATTTGTTGACCCGATGACAACATATCTTGAGTGCAATACGTTCTTCCAGTATAATGCTAGTGAGTCAGCTGTATCACGTTCTAAGATTGAAGAGAATGTTAATGATATAGTTAAAGGTTACTTTGACGACAACCTTGGATTATTCGAGAAATCATTCCGCCGTTCAAATATGCTAACACTTATCGATGAGTCTTCTACATCTATTCTATCTAGTAGATCCGAAGTTAAAATGCAACAACGTATTACTCCAACTTTAACAGTAAGTTATACCGACACTTTAACTTACCCTCAAGCTATTGCTGGAGCAGATGATCAAGATTACACTATAACTAGTTCATATTTTACTATTGATGGTAAAGTATGTCGTATCCAAAATGAATTACAAACCGAAAAACTTCAGGTTTTCAATGTAACGGACAACGAAGTTAAAGTAGATAATGTTGGTTCATATAATCCAAGTACAGGTACAGTTAACATTAGTGGACTAGAAGTTGAATCTATTGTGGGTGGAGTATCATATATTAAAATCACAGCAACACCAGCTAACCAAAGCGCTATCACACCAACATTAAATAATGTGTTGGTTCTCGATGAAACAGCTTCATACTCAACAGGTGTGATCACAACTGCGGTAAACTAATATGGCACATGACACTAGACGAGATATAAAACTACACCGAAGTTTGGTAACAGGAGCACTACCAGCTCACTTTGCTACTGAATATCCAAACTTGGTACAGTTCCTCGAGTATTATTACGAATTTATGCGAGAGGAACAAGGCTTTGATGATATCATAGGAGATATTGTTAAAGCTAAAGATTTGTTGGGTACTGATGATGAATTCTTCAAGTATGCCATGACTGATCTTACTACCGGGATTGATTATAGTTCATCTATATCTGATCCAAGATTAAAGGCACAATTACTAGCCAGCTGGTATAGATCAAAGGGTAGTCTATATTCATTTGAAGTTTTCTTTAGATGGTTGTATGGACAAAATGTTGTTGTTGAATATGGTAAAGACAGCGTATTCATTGTGGGTGAATCATTAATTGGTCCTCAATCACAGAAGTACATTAAGAATGATAAGCTGTACCAAACATTTGCGCTACTACTCAAGGTTGGTGTTCCAGTATCAAAATGGCGTGATAACTATAAACGATTTGTTCATCCTGCTGGATTCTATTTCCAGGGTGAAGTTGTTATTGAGAGCTCAGTTAATTTAGACTATAGAACAATGCCTGAAGTTATTCTAGATGGTAACGCTGGAACAATAGCAGTAGAGAACACAGCAGCCTTTATTGATATCAGTGGTTTCTCATCTATTACTGGTATATTCCCTGACTCATTAGATGCTGATGGTGATGCTGAACGTATATCATTTAATAGAACAATTGAATCATTAGAAAATATCACTATTGCTCAACTAGAAGCTAACTATAATAGTATTGAAGATGTTATTGATGCTAACTCACCAACGTTTGATGAATTTGATGATGGTGTTATTAAAGCAGTTAGATTCTCAAGTGAGATTGAGACATTCGACCAAGATCATTTTGATGTAGGTTTAGCAGGAAGAGATGTATCGCTATTAGCAGATTCAGATTTATCTAGTCCACAATTTGACAACATTTTATTTACTATGGATAATAGTAGAATTAGTATGGATCGCACCCATTAATTCCATATAAATAAATCCATACTTAACGGAGATTTTAAACATGGCAAGACAAGCAATTAATATTGGTACTTCAGCTAACGATGGTACAGGTGATACTCTTCGCGCAGCAGGAGAGAAAATTAACGATAACTTTGGTGAAATCTATTACAAATTGGGTGGTGACTCTGATGCTCTATCTAATCAGATTTCATTGAGCGTTGGCGATATCATCTTTGAAGGTGCTACAGCTGATGATTATGAAACATCACTAAATGTAGCTGATCCTACAGCTGATAGAACTGTAGTTATTCCTAATGCTTCTGGTACATTGGTACTAGAAGATATGGCTCAGATTCTTACTAATAAGACACTAACATCACCGGTTATTACTACACCTCAAATTAATGATACTAGTGCTAACCACCAATATGTATTTGCTGTGTCGGAACTAACAGCTGATCGTACAGTAACGCTACCATTACTTACTGGTAACGATGAGTTTGTATTTAAAGCTCATACACAAACATTAACAAACAAAACACTAACATCACCTACAATGACAGCCCCTAAGATCACTAATCATATCTTAGATAATAATGGTGCTGAATCAATTATTTTCACATCAACGGCCTCAGCTGTTAATGAGATTACGATTGCTAACGGTGCTTCTGGTGGTAGTCCAACAATTACGGCATCTGGTACAGATACAAATATTGACCTTGAGTTAAATGGTAAAGGAACCGGCGGGGTTTCTGTTAATAAGTTATCTAACGATACAGTTACAATGACAGCCAACGGAACAGCTTCTACATCGGCTGGGTTTATTGTATTAAATAAAGCAACTGCTATTTCTGTTACATTAGGTAATGGATCTAAAGCGGGTGAAGTTAAATGGTTTGCATGTTCTGGTGCGGGTGATGCTACTATTACTCCATCTAACTTTGCGGGTGGATCTAGTGTTACAATTCAACAAGGTGAAGCTGCAGAGTTTGTTTGGAGTGGTAGTACTTGGTTCCTTGTTTCTTCATATAACGGTACACTTAACCCATAATAAGGAATAGTCATGTCAGCAGTAATAACAGATCAATTAAAACACGATTTAGTACACAACATGTATAACGAGGTACTAGATTCTGACAACACTTTCTTTATTGGGATTGGACGTTCAGAAGCATGGAATGACTCGGATACCACACCGAGTCTAACTGGTACTCGTAGAGAACAATTAGAATTTAGATTATCACTACAATCAGTAAAATTAGCTGAAGATATCTCGTTCGTAATACCACGACATAACTGGTCAAATGGTACTATCTACGGAGCATATAATGATGATGTTTCAGGATATGGTTCAAATGCATATTATGTATTGACAGCAGCTAATGCTGTTTATATGTGTTTAGAACAAGGTAAGGATGCTACTGGTGTAGCTGTTCCTTCAACAGTAGAGCCGGTTGGTGCTTCTACTACTTCATTTGCTACGGCGGATGGATATGTATGGAAGTTCTTATATACTCTTTCAGCTGATAATGCAACGAAGTTTTTATCAGCAAACTATATGCCGATTAAATTACAAGATGCTACGGACTCAGATAGTCCTGCTAATGATATTGAACAAGAAACAATTCAAGATGCAGCAATTGAAGGACAGATTGGTTCTATCCGTGTTACAGGATTAGGGGCTGGATATTCGAGCACTCCTACGGTCGTAATTGAAGGTGATGGAACTGGAGCTAGCGCAACAGCAACTCTATCAGGAACAAACGTTGTTAAGATTACCTTGGATTCTGATGGATCAGGTAATATTGAACATGGCTCGGGATACACTTACGCTAAAATTAGTTTAACTGGTGGTACTCCTACAACTGATGCTACAGCCGAAGCAGTTATTGCTACTCCGGGTGGGTTTGGAGCTGATCCAAGAATTGATCTTAAGTCAACTGGTATTATGTTTAATGCTAAACCAGATGGTACTGAATCTGGTGATTTTATTATAGGTAATGACTTCCGTCAAGTAGGTTTATTAAAAAATATTGCTGAAGCTGGTGGTTCTACATTATATACAAACTCAACTGGATTAGCATTAAGTTATCTAGATTTTAATACAGTAACTAACGGATTTACAGTTGACCGTGTTATTGTTGGTGCTACATCAGGTGCAAAAGCCTTAGTTGATTATTATGATTCAACTAATGGTTATGTTTATTTCCACCAGACACATGAAACTGGATTTGAAGCATTTACAAATGGTGAATCAATTTCAGAAGAAGCTGGTTCAGGTGCAGGTACATTAGAAAGTTCTAATGCTACTATTGAAGGTGACATTAATCCATACTCTGGAGATGTCTTATATATAGAAAACAGAGCAGCAATCGATCGTTCAGCAGATCAGACTGAAGACATCAAACTTGTAATCAGATTTTAAGTAGGTAACAAATGGCAAATACATTTACTAGTAGTACTTTGAACGGTACTTATAAAGACGACTTCGATCCAGATAAAGGGTATTATAAACTCCTATTTAATACCGGTCGAGCGTTACAAGCCCGCGAGCTTACTCAAATGCAATCAATCATTCAAAACGAGATTGCTAGTTTTGGCCGTAATATTTTTAAAGAAGGTGCAGCAGTTAATCCTGGTGGTCCTTCTATTAACGCTCGTTATGAGTTCATTAAATTAAACACAGCTTCTAACGATCTTCCAGCCGATACATCTACTATTGTTGGTACCGAATTTACTGGTCAAACATCAGGAATTAAAGCTCGTGTATTAGAAGTTGTTGAAGCCACTGGCGCAGATCCTGATACAATCTATGTACAATATACTGATACATCAGCGGTATCTGGTTCATCTGCAGCTATTAGAATGACAGCAGGTGAAGATTTATCTAACGGATCTGTTACATTAACTGTCCAAACCACAAACACTACATCTAATCCCGCTATCGGAACTGGTGTTAGATTCTCTTGTGGTGCGGGTGATTTCTTTGCTCAAGGTCATTTTATATATGCTACAGCACAATCAATTATCCTTAGCAAATACTCAGATTCATATACTGGTGTGGTTGGTTTTAAAGTAGTACAAGATGTTGTTACTGCGGTTGATGATAACACGTTATATGATAATAGTGGTGCTAGTCCTGATACTACTTCTCCTGGTGCTGATCGTTTACGCATCCAGCTTGTATTGATTGAAGAAGCTGATATTGCAGCTGATGAAGATTTTGTATTCTATGCTTACATTGTTGATTCTGAAATCTATGAAGAAGCTAGTCCATCTAATGATTATAATATTCCTCAAGAAATGTTGGCAACTAGAACATTCGAAGAATCTGGTAATTATGTAGTACGACCATTTAAGGTAGTGTTTGAAGATCATGCTACTGATACAACTAAGATTTCTGCTAATATTTCGCCTGGTACAGCTTATGTAAATGGATATAGAGCTCATATTAGATCTGATATTAAATTAGATATTGATAAGTCTCAAACAGATGAACAAATCCAGAATCAGGTAACATCAGCATCATACGGTAACTATGTTAAAGTAACGGCTGGTAAGAATATTCCGGCAATTGGTTCTGTTGTAAATCTTCGTAGTGCAGTGACTCATGGTGGTTCAACTATGGGTACTGCTGCAGTTAGATATGTTCATGATGATGGTACAAATATTAGATTATATCTTTTCAACGTTGCGATGAATTCTGGTCAATCATTCCGTAATGTTCGATCTATTGGTACAAGTACATCTGACTATATGGACACTGTTCAAGAGAATAGTAAGACAGTATTATATGAAGCAAATAGTCGTAATACATTATTCAGCCTACCGTATTCTCGTCCTAAATCATTGACTGATATCTCTTTAGAGGTTGGCCGTAGATTTACTGGTACAAGTAACGGATCTGGACAGTTGACTATTACTCTTACAGCAACTGGTGAAACATTCACAAATACTGGCGATTGGATTGTTATTGATAATGCCTCGGGTGGAACCGTATCACCTTCATTTAGTGGTACAGGTACTCAATCAGTAACTATTTCAGGATTGAGCAATAGTACATCATACTCTATTTGGTCTAAAGTTGATAAGAGCCAAGGATCAGTTCGTACTAAAACACTTACTACAACTACTGTAACTGCCGCCGTTACTACTGGTGCAGATGGTACTGAATATGTTGATTTAGGTCAAGCTGATATTTATGAAGTAACAGCTATTAAACAAACCAATGCAAGTGGAGCTGATTTATCAAACCGTTTTGTAGTAGATACTGGTCGTCGAGCCGCTTATTATGACCAAGGTCGTTTAGTTGTTCCTTCTAACCAAACTGCTCCGGGTGGTAATGTTTATGTTGAGTTCTCATACTTTAGTCATGGTAGTACTGGTGACTTCTATGCGGTTAACTCATATATCGGTCAAGTAGATTATGCTGATATTCCTAATGATACTTTAGAAGATGGTACAGTTGTTAATCTTAGAGATGTATTAGATTTCCGTCCAACATACAATGGTTCTTCATTTACTAATATTAATGAATTACCCGAGAATTCAACTGGTATCCGTTCTGATGTAACATATTACCAAGCTCGTGCTGATTTGATTGTTATTAACAAAGATGCTGAATTATTTGTTGTACAAGGTGAACCAGGATTTAATCCTCAGATGCCTAATGTACCAGAAAATACAATGGAATTATTCCGTATCATAGCTAATCCATTTACATTGAATGTTGATGACTTAACTATGCGAGCTATCAAGCATAAGCGTTATACTATGCAAGATATTGCTACACTAGATAATCGTATCGAAGAGTTGAGAGAATTAACAACACTTAGTTTACTAGAACTTGATACTGCTAATTTAAGTGTATATGATAGTGCGGGAGCTGATCGTACTAAGTCTGGTTTCTTGGTTGATAACTTTGTTGATCACGTTATGTCAGATACAACAGCATTAGAATATAGAGCATCTATTGATCCTCAATCTAAAATCATGCGTCCAATGTTTAATCAAGACAATATTAGATTAATGTATGATTCAGATAAATCATCTAATGTTATTCTAAAGGGTGATAACTTATACTTAGATTATGATGAAGTATCTTATGTAAGTCAACCACAAGTATCAGGTACAGAAAACATTAACCCATTTGCTGTTGTTAAGGGAGAAGGTTTCCTAACATTATCACCAGCATCTGATGAATGGAAAGAGGTTGTATATACAGCAGCTAAAGCAGTATCGGGCGGAACTCGATTGGTTCAAAATCAATCAATGTTATGGAATGAATGGTTATGGAACTGGGCAGGTACAAGCCTAGCTAATGGTCAAGCTGGACAAGAAGTAAGAATGTCTTCTACGGCCGATCAAGTCGTTAGTTCAAGTACATGGTCAGCAAGTAATAATGATTTTGATTTCGGTGGTACATCTGCTACTACAGCATCAACTACTACAACTACTGTGGCTCGTGTGATTTCTTCGGAAGTTATTTCAGAAGTGATTGATGATCGTGTAGTTGATTTAGCGGTTATTCCATTTATGCGTTCACGTAAGGTTTACTTCAAAGCTGAAGGTCTTCGTCCTAATTCACAATACTTCGCATTCTTTGATGGTGTTGATGTTAATGATTGGGTACGTGAAGAAGCATTTACTCGTATTGCATCTGATGGTACTGATAATGGTAACCTAAACCAAACCGCGTCAGAACATCCAGATGGTAAAACAGATTTGGTGTCTAATAGTTCGGGTGAGATTCAAGGTTCATTCTTTATTCCTAGTACAGAATCAATCAAATTCCGTTGTGGTACAAGACAGCTTAAACTATTAGATGTATCTGTAAACGATGACCTAACAGCTTTAAGTAGAACCAAGGCAGATTATACTGCAGCGGGTGTACTTGAAACACGACAGAAGACTATTAAGTCTACACGAGAAGTTACTATTGATATTGATCAATCAACAACTCAATCGTTCTCTACTGATCGTACAGAAACCTGGAGACGTTGGGATGATTCAGATCCATTAGCTCAATCATTCTTTGTTTCTGATAAAGGTGGTGTGTATATTACTAAGGTTGCGGTTTACTTCCAAAGTAAAGACGATAATATTCCAGTACAGCTGCAACTACGTACTGTACAGAATGGTGTTCCTACTACAACTACTTTACCAGGTGCGGTTAAATTCTTAGCTCCTGCAGATGTTAATGTTGTATCAACTCAAACACAAGCTGGTGTAATTGCTACTCCAACTTATTTTGAATTTGATGAGCCAGTTTATCTTGCTCCGGGTGAAAACTATGCGGTTGTATTATTAGCAGATTCTGTTGAATATAATGTTTATGTTGCTGAAACCGAACAGTTTATTTTAGGTTCAAGCGAACGTCGTATCACACGTCAACCAGCGATGGGATCTTTATTTAAGTCTCAGAATGGTACTACTTGGACTGCTAGTCAAAAGCAAGATCTAACATTTGAGCTATTCCGTGCTGAATTTGATACTGCGGGCGGTGAAGTTATTCTTGAAAACGCTGATGTACCAGCTTTTGCATTACAAGCTAATCCACTCACATTTGTTAACTCTGATGCTACAGTAACAGTTTATCATCCTAACCATGGTTTTGATGTAAATGATACCGTAACTATTGCAGGTGTATCAGGAACAGTTGCTGGTATTACAGCCGCTAACTTAAATGGAAATCGTACAGTAACAGCAGTTGATCAAACTGGATATACATTTGAAGCAGGATCATCTGCAACATCATCTGAAATTGCGGGTGGTACTAGTATAACTGCTACGCGTAATCAAGTATTTGATATTGCGGTTCCATTCATGCAAACGTTAGAACCTAATGGTACATTGATCAATTATGCTGGTAAGTTTACTACTAGCAAATCATTGGCTGGTGTTGAAACAAGATTCGCTAAAGATTCAAGTTATTTTAGCTTTGCTAATCGCGAGAACTTAACATTCAATGCTCCTCGTATGATTGCTAATCCTACTGATGAGACTAGTGAATTAGGTGCTGGTGAGAGATCAGCTTCTATTAGATTGACACTATCATCTAATAGCGATAAGATTTCTCCTGTGATTGATTTACAACGTGCTTCACTATTCTTAATCAATAACTTGATTGATAAGCAAGCTTCTTCTACAACAACAGGATTCAATGTTCCATTAAATTATGTTGCTGAGACAGAACCAACGGGTGGATCACATATCGCTAAGCATATTACTAAACCGGTTACATTAGCAGAAGATGCTGTTGGTATGAAGATCATTCTTTCAGCTAACCGTCCATCAGAAGCAGATTTCCAAGTATATTATAGAACATCAACCGATGGTGCTATTTTAGGAGATGCTTCTTGGACATTAATTGCTGCAGAAGATTCTATTCCTTCTGATGATAACCCATCGATTTATCGTGAGTATAGATACTTACCTGGAGGAGATGGTGGTTCACTTGATCCGTTCACTCAACTACAGGTTAAGATTGTTATGCGTTCAACTAATAGCTCAAAGGTTCCGGTATTCCGTGATCTAAGAGTCATAGCATTGGCTGATTAATGGAAGGCTTACCCGTTCAGGATCAACCTGGCTTAGTACGTGATACTAAGTCGGGTGCCATTATATACACCAATAAAATTGATATAAATAGATCTAAAGAACGCAAGAGACTTCGTCGGCAGAAACAACAGCAAGTTGATGATTTGCAACAGCAGGTCGAGTCTCTACAGAATGAGATTGGTGACATTAAACAATTGCTAATTAACCTAGTAGAGAAGAGCAATGGCTAAAACAATTATAGATTTAAACGATAGTATTGCTACATGGCGTACTAAATCCAATGAGATATCTGATAAGGTAGGAGATTTAACAACTCTAAATACCGATGAGGATTCTGATCTAGTTGGAGCAATCAACGAACTTGAAGCTAATATAAATGGTAATGATTCTGATATTGCTGCTACAAATACAGCAATCGGTGTATTAGCATCATTAACAACAACTGAGAACGGTAGTATCGTAGGTTCAATTAATGAACTTGATCGTCGCTTGGTTAATGTATATGATGATTCTGATAACTTACTAAACACATAACGTGGAAGAAATATGGCTAGTACATTATTAAAATTAAATGATTCGAATGGTAACCTTAAAGAGATTACTACAACTGAAGAACGATATATTGCTTATCGAGCAGCAGCTTATCTGGCAACAAACTTTTGGATAACTTCTGTAGGTGCTACACGTACTGGTACTCCAACTGGAGATGCTCAAACTGTAGGTTCATATACCAACTCATTCTTTAATCAGGCTGTAGGAACTCATCCAGGTACATCAATATCATCTGGATCAACAACTACTACATTAAAACAAAATGGTGGTACTGCTGACTATGGTGCAACTACACGTTTTAGACGTCCAGTATCATGGGATGGTACCGCTGATGGTATTAAAGAATTAACTGATGCCGAGATGAATACAATAGCTGATCGTATATTAGCTTATATGATGACCAATGAGTGGGCTGGAACTAACTTTAGATTATCATCATCTACACCTTCGGGTTACTCGTCATTTCAAGCTAATATCTTTTCAGATACAAGAACTGATGGACACAATGTAAATTATTCTTTATTTAAGAAGACTACATTACCCGCAGCTCCTACTACAGTTCGTCCAATGTGTATTAAGTATAATGGATCTACTTTTGATGGTCTACAAGAAATGACTGACGATCAAATTGGTTATACTTTTGGTCAGTGGATCAAAACTCGTATGGTTTCAGCTAACGATAGAACTGGTCGTTACTTGTTGTTACCTTCTGGACAGACTCCAGCTAATCAGGGTTATTCTGGTACATGGGTATCTCGTGGTACAGCTACTGATACTAAGAATGTCACGAGTGAAGTAGATTACTCTAAAACATATTCAGCTAACTATCAGCGTAATAGTACTAATAACTTTACCGGTGACTTTGTTGGTGACTATGTAGGTACAGTAGTTTATTCTGCAACATACTCAGGAACATATACTAGAAATAGTACTACAAACTACCAAAGAACAAGTACACGAACTAGTACCGGAAAAGCATATATGCGCTTTCTTGGACGGTGGCATACGGATTTAACTACTTATGGGTCCCCAAGGCGGCTTGATACTAACGAGGTTGGACGATTATATGTAAGGAATGCTGTAGCTTATCAGCGAGGAGGCCGAGCCTGGTATTCTGGGCTACCCTATGCGCGAAACTATACCAGGGTAGAGTATGGCCGCACAGTGAATTATGCACGAGTTACCTATCAACGAGGATTGTTCGTACGTGGTGGATATGTTGGTAACTACCTTGGAGATTATGTTGGTGACTTTGCAGGTAACTATGTAGGAGATTATATAGGTAACTATACTAATGAAAATGTCAACTTCTCGGCTAACTATACTAATGTGTTTACTGGTGATTTCATTGGGGATTATGTTGGTAACTACCTTGGTAACTATGTGGGCACAACAATTTCATCAGGCACAACTACTGTTCAGACATACACATTATATACTCGTACAGCTTAATTAAGATAAGGATTTATTATGGAAAGACAATGGAAAGATAACCCGTTTTGGGATAATGAAGAAAAAACACGCTTAAAGGCTATTTTAGTCATAACAGATGATAATGGACAAACAACATCTCAAGTGGTAACTGTTAATAAGTTTAATGGTGGTGTTATCAATGATGATTGGATAGATATATTAGAAACCATTGGTGAAGATAAAATCGATGCAAACACGCTAGGAAGGATTAATAAACGTAAGGAAGAAGAAGAAGCACGTAGACTAAAAGAGAAGGATATAGAAAATTCTAAAAAACTAGAAAAACTATTTGAGGCAAAATTACAAGCTT